ACCTGGATCACCGCCACTGACGCCGTGGATCAGGGCTTTGCCGACCGCGTGGCTGATGCGGCGCCGAAGGCCGCGAACAAATGGGACTTGTCCGCCTTCAACGCGGCCCCGCGCATTGAACCCGAAGCAAAGCCCGACCGCGCCGCCTTGCACCGCGCTGCCATGGCTCGCCTGATTCCGGCCTGACCACTTCCATCAACTTCTGACAAGCCGCCTTCGGGCGGCTTTTTCGTTTTCGGCCCAAGGCGCTCCCGCGTCCAAGCCGCAACCCAGCCCGCCACCGCGCGGGCTTTTTCATGAAAGGAGCCAGAAATGGCCTCGATCCAAGCCCTGCGGGAGCGCCGCAACGCACTGGCGCAAAACCTGCAAACCCTCGTTGACTCGGACAAAACGCCCGAGTGGAAACCTGAGCATCAAGCGCAGTACGACACCGCCATGGCGGAAGTCGGCGCCATCGATGATCAGATCAAACGCCACGATGCGGCCCTCGCCAAGATCGCCGAAAACGCACTCGACGGCAACGTCCAGGCGTTTGCGGATGACTTCGTGAAGACGCCCGGTGCGCACAAGGGCGACAACAAGGCCCTGCGGGCCTTCCTGACCGGCGGCGTGCGCGCCATGACGCCCGAGGACATCACCGTCCAGCAGCAGCGCCAGACGCCCGACATTCGTGCCGCCATGTCCACCACCACCAGCGGCGAAGGCGGCTACACGGTTGCTACCGAGTACTACCGGCAGCTGACCGAGGCCATGAAGCTGACCGGAGGCATCCGCGCGGTGGCGTCCACGCTGCAAACCAGTACCGGCGCTCAGATGAACTTCCCCGCCGCAGACGCCACGTCGGAGGTCGGTGAAATCGTCGGCCAGAACGCCGCCGTGACTGCTGGGGACACCACGTTCAGCAACTTGACGATGGACGTCTACAAGTATTCGTCCAAGAAGATCGCGCTGCCGTTCGAGCTGATCCAAGATTCGATGTTCGACATCGAAGGCTACATCCAGGCCCTGCTGGCAACCCGCATCGGCCGCATCACTGGGCAGCACTTCACCACCGGCACCGGCACCGGCCAGCCCAAGGGCCTGATCGTTGCGGCAACCGTTGGCAAAACCGCTGCGACCGGCGGGGCAACCACCGTCAGTTACGACGATCTTGTCGATCTGGAGCACAGCGTCGATCCGGTGTATCGCGCCGGCCTGGCAGTGGGCTACATGATGCACGACAGCACCGTCAAGGCGCTGCGCAAGCTCAAGGACACCCAAGGCCGCCCGATCTTCGTCCCCGGCTACGAGCAGGGCAATCCCGGCGGCGCCCCTGACCGCCTGTTGGGGCGCCCGATCTACATCAACCAGGATGTGGCATCCATGGCCGCCAATGCGGTTTCCATCGCATTCGGCGACTTCAGCAAGTACCTGATCCGCGAGGTGATGGACTTGACGCTGTTCCGCATGGCTGACTCCGGCTTCCTGCTGAACGGTCAGATCGGTTTCGTCGCCTTCAACCGTCAGGGCGGGAACCTGATCGACGTTGGCGGCGCCGTGAAGACCTTCAAGAACAGCGCGAGTTGATCTTGATCGACGTGCGGGGCTTCGGCCCCGCCGTCGTTTGGGGGACACCATGACAACGAAAAAACAGCAACCCGAAACCGGGAAGGTCAAGGCGCGCGTGCTCCTTGACTGTCAATTCGGCAATGTCGATCAGGTGGTCGAAGTTGACGCGCAAGAGGCAAAGCAGCACGCCGACAAGCTCGACACGCACCCCGACGCCGTGGCCTACGCCGAAAGCCTGAAGGACTGACGTGGCCGCTCTTGATGACGTCAAGGCTGCCCTCCGGGTGAGCGGCACGGATCACGATGCGCTGCTCACGCGCCTGATCACATCCGGCTTGGCTGAATTCAACAACTACAGCGGCGGCACGCCAATATCGTCTGCCGATGCGCTGCCCGCCGATGCCTTCAACGGCCTTGTACTGATGATCCGCGCGGACTTCGATGCAGACCCGATCGAGCGCATGAGGTACCTCGACGCGGCCCGCAATCTGTGGCATCCGTACCGCTCCGACATGGGGTTCTGATGCACGCCGGCCGCCTCGCCCACAAGGTCACCTTCCAGCAGCCGACAAGCGCTGTTGATGACTACGGCCAGCCCGTGCCCGGTGGCTTTGCAGACGTGGCAACGGTATTCGCCGCCATCCGCCCCACGGGCAGCAGCGAGCGACTGGCCGCCGCGCAAATGCAAAGCGGTCAGACGCACGTCATCACGGTGCGTCACAGCACGGCACTGGCCGCAGCAATCGGATCGTGGCGCATCGTGTACGGCGCCCGCACCTTCGGCATCGTCGGCCTGCCCCGCAACCCCGACGAAGCCGGCCGCTGGCTGGTGTTTGACTGTGTGGAAGTTGCGTGATGGGAATGCGGATCAACATGAACGTTGCGCAGTTCAAAGAGCAATTGCAAGCGACCACGAACGAGCTGCAAAAAGCAACGCGGCCAGCGGCGCAGGCCGGTGCACAGATCATCTATGACGCGGCGCGGCTGAACGCGCCCGTGTCCAAGAAGCCGCACAAGTTTTACGGCACGCACAAGGTCTATGGGCCTTATGCACCGGGCAACCTGCGCGACTCGATCTATCAGGTTTTCAGCAAGACCAATAGCTATAAAGATGTGAGCACGTATCACATCAGTTGGAATGCGGACAAGGCCCCTTACGGTGCGATGGTCGAATTCGGCACCAGCAAGGCCCCGGCGCGGTCGTTCATCGGCAAGGCCGTGACAGAGACAAGGACGCAGGTTCGTCAGGCGATCAAAGAGCGGTATTTGCAAGAGGTCGGGCATGGAAGTTGATCTTGTTGCCCTGCTCAAAACGCAGTGCGCTCAGACATTCCCGGACATTGCACCGCAGGACGTTGCGCCGCCCTACGTCACGTGGCAGAGCCTTGGCGGTGAATCGCGCTACACGCTGGCCAACACGCCCATAGACAAGCGCAACACGCTGATGCAGATCAACGTCTGGACGGCCACCAGAAAAGAAGCGAACACGCTGGCGCGAGCGATTGAAGCGGCGATCACGGCATCACCCGCATTCGTCGCCACGCCAGAGGGCGAGCCGGCATCCATTCACGAGGAAGACACCGGACTTTACGGCGCGATTCAGCGCTATTCGATTTGGAGCGCCCGCTAGTTCGGTCGCAAAGAGCAACTGAGCCGCCTTCGGGCGGCTTTTTTGTGCCCGCAAAGGGCTCCCACCACCGCCCGCAGAGATTGATCGAAGCGGGTTTTTTTGTGCCCTTGCGGGCCTTGAAAGGAAACCAACCATGGCATACAGCTTGCCCGAAGGTTCCAGCCAGCAGTTTTCCAACACGCTGGCCGCAGCCAAGACCATCACCGCGATCACCAACGCCAATCCGGCCGTTGCCACCTGCACCGGGCACGGCTACACGACTGGCGACGAGATCATGCTTTCCAGCGGCTGGGAAGATGCGACCGATTCGGTTTACAAGATCGAATCTGTTGACGCCAACAGCTTCAAGATTCTCGGCCTTGATTCGACCAACACGTCGTTTTTCCCCGCCGGCTCCGGCGGCGGCTCGGCTCAAAAATTGTCCGCATGGACGGCCATCCCGCAAGTGCTGACGATCAGCGCCAGCGGCGGCGACGCGCGCTTCACCGACGTCACCCCGCTGGCAAAGCGCAACGGCATCCGCATCCCGACCGGCTTCAACGCAACGAGCGTCACGCTCTCGCTCGGCTTCGATGCCACCACGCCGGCCTACAAGACCATGGTCGGCATTTCTCGCTCGTTGTCCAAAGTGGCATTCAAGCAGGTTCTGTCTGGTGGTTCCGTTCAGTACGGCTACGGCTACATGAGCGTGAGCGAGTTCCCCAAGCTGAACAACAACCAGGTCAACACTGTTGACGCGGCCCTGACGTTCCTGGGCCGCACCATGTCCTACGACGCCTAAAGCGTCATCCCGCGCACCGGCCCGGCGCTGCTCGCTTCCTTCGCGGGGAGCGGCGGCGTCGGGCACGGGCGTTTTTAACCCCCCGCGAAAGGAAACAAGAAATGGCAAAGATCGTGCTGGGCAAGCGCCCGAAAAACTTCAAGCGAGCCGTCAGCTTTGACCTGCCCGAAGGCGGCAAGGGCGCCGTAGAGGCAACGTTTGTCTACCGCACTCGTACCGAGTTCGGGGCGTTCGTTGACGAGCTGCTCGAAGGGGCTGGCGTGGCCGCAAAGGGCCAGGGCGACGAAGACGTGAAGCTGTCGCTGAAAGAGGCGCTCGAAAAGACGGTGGACACCAATGCCGAGTACCTGATGAAAGTCATGGAAGATTGGAATCTGGACGTCGAATTCAGCAAGGACGCCGTGCAGCAGATGTGCAACGAGTACCCAGGCGCCGCGCTGGCGTTGATCGACGCCTATCGGCTTGCGATCACCGAGGGCCGCTCGGGAAACTAATTGGCGCTGGCGCAGCGTTTTATCAGCGCGGCGCCAGCGACAAGGACAAAGCCAATGCATTCATCGCCGCCATCGTTCGCGCGGGCGGCGATGCGATGTTTGAAATCTGGCCCGAAAACGCACGCGCGTTTGGTTTGTTCTCGCAACTTACAACGCAGTGGAACGTCGGTTTCGGCGGTTATGTCGGCTTGCGCTATGAGGCCGCCTACCCGCTGCTCGACCGCGAGGCAGACAGCCCGCAAGACTGGCGCGAATTGTTCAACGCGTTGCGCGAGATCGAGTACGGCGCCCTGAGTGAGCTGAACAAGAAGGATTGACCTAGTGGCCGATTTGAAGATTCAAGGCGAAGTCGTTGTTGATGCGAGCCAGGCCGAAAGTGCGCTTGATCGCGTCGGCAGCAAAGCCGAATCGATGGCCGCTGGTGTCGGCCAATCTGCCGGACAAGCCGGAAAAGCTGTAGATGGAATTGGCGACAAAGCAGAAACCGGCGCGCAGAAGTTCACCCGTGCCGAGGCGCGGATGCGCGACTCAATCCGCAAGTCCACGCTGGAGCTGCAGCAGTTCGGCAAAACGGCCAGCGAGAAACTTGAATTCAAGCTTGCAGACAAGGGCCTTGACGCCAGCAAATTTCAGCCCTACCTGGCCGAGCTGCGCAAGGTTGAAGCGGCGCACCAGGCGGCGTCGGGCACGCTGGATGGAATGGGCATGTCCGCCAAGGCCACGGCGGCGGCTTTGCGTGGTGTGCCGGCGCAGTTCACCGACATCGTGACGGCCCTGCAGGGCGGGCAGCGCCCGTTGACCGTGCTGATGCAGCAGGGCGGCCAGCTGAAGGACATGTTTGGCGGCGTTGGCGCCGCCGCGCGCGCGTTGGGTGGTTACGTGCTGGGCCTGATCAACCCTTTCACCCTCGCGGCTGCTGCGGTGGGTGCGATTGCACTCGCCTACAACCAGGGC